TGGCGATCGATGGCATTGTAATTAAGCTTGCCGATAGTTTTATGCGATGGGGGGGAGCTATATTATCCGTTGCGTCTCGACTCGTGTTATTGGCTCTTGCGCATCCAGTTTTAGCACTCATTTTATTGGCCGTGGGGGCATTGATCGTAATATTCCTAAAATTCCATAACGTAGCTACAAATACGTTGAACGCAATTGAGATTGCTGTGAGGGCAGTATATATAGGATTTTTGAAGCTGATCGAAGGCGTGATCATGGTGGCTAACGGTCTGCTGCTCGTTGTCGAGAAGATGTGGCAGGTGTTCGATAAGATCTACGGATTCTTTAATAAGGGCGCAAAGCCTGCCGCGCAAGGGATCGAAGATCTCCGGATGAAACTTAATGATTTTGTTACATTCGCAGAACAGGATATCGGCCGGGTGGAAACAAAAATGGCAAACGCGTTCGGCGGCGAAGGGGATATAGCGGCCGGGTTTGATGACTTAAAACAAAAGATTAACGGATTATTCTCTGGATTGACAAATCCGATATCCCCTGATTTTTTTTCAGGCATGCAGGGGGGGTTAAACGCGGGGGCAGGGGACGCATACGTTCAGGATAGCATTATGAAGCAGCAGGAGTCGATCGCGCAGCAGCGGGCCCTCTGGAATGCTTGGCATAATGAAAAAACAGCTATGGCCATGGCAGCGCAGCAGCGGGAAAACGAATTCTTATCCCTGGGCTTAGACGCGCAGCAAAAAGCGCATCAGAGCATGTGGACAGCAGTGGGACAGATGCGCGATGCGTTTGCTGCCGGAATGTCAGATCTTGCGATGAGCATGATCAACGGCGCTATCCAGGCCAGGGAATTTTTCAATCAGCTTGGCCAGCAAATGTTAAAGATCCTGATTGACTGGGGTATCCAAAAGGCGATTAATTTTGCGTTAGCGCAGGTTATGCATGCAGCTGAGGTTGCCATAGCGACCGCAACTGGTGCAGCAATCGCGGCCGCCTGGGCGCCGGCAGCTGCTATGGTATCGTTGGCGACCCTGGGAGCTAACTCGGTGCCAGCCATTGCCGGCATGACGTCAGCTTCAGCCACGGCTCAGATGTTGGCAATACCCAGAGCTGAGGAGGGAGCCACGATCCGCGGATCCCGGTTCGGCAGCCTGGTGATAGCCGGCGAGAATTACAAGCAGGAGAATATCCAGCCGCTGGATCGATCGGGAGATGGCTCAAGAAGCAAGGCTGTCCACGTTGAATTGCACATTAATTATTACAATCCTGTGTGTTTATCAGAACAGGGGCTTGATGAACATTCTCAAAAGGTCGCAAGTAAGGTTTCCGACATATTGGAATCTGATATTGGGAGAAGCTAATGGCTGATACAATCCAGCTAAAATTTTCGTCGCTAAGCCTGCAGCAGAGCGATATTACCATCGGCATTATCACCGAGAGGATCAATATCAGGCCGGAATTGTTCAAAATCCCACAGACACACGGTTCCATAGCTGCTGAAGCATATATTGAATCACTCGACTTATCGTTTCCGTTTACCGTTAAAGGCAGCAGTTACGCAAATTTAAGGACAAACGTCGACTCATTGAAAGCGGCGTTTTTAAGCGGTATACAAAAATTCACGAAAGATGACGACAGGTATGTCAAAGCACAGCTTAATGAATTCGATTGCACGTTCAAATCTCTGTCAAGTTTTGCATCCGGACGGGCATCATTCATTGCGCATTACCCGTTTTGGCTGTCTGAAACGTTACATAAGGATGAACGTACCCCGACAAGCGGTGTAGGGTACACTCTGGTGAACGCTGGGAATGTCGCCACAAGATGCAGAGTATCCGTCATGGCGCCAGCCGCAGGGATAACGGATAATTGTCAGATCGAGAATCAGACCGCCGGACGGACAACGCGGTACAGGGGTAATGTGGCCGCGGCGGATATCCTCGAGATAGATAACCGCGTAGATTCTGATGATTTTGAGGTGTTGAACGATGGCGTAGCTGATATGGCGAATTTTGAAGGAGATTTTGTGGTTCTTCTTCCCGGGAATAATACGATCGTATTTACCGGGACCGCGGACTCAGTGATCACGTTTGAATGGCGTGACTGCTGGTATTAACCTATGGCAGAAAAAAAAGAGCTCGATTTTTTTGAAGGACTTACCTCAAACGCGTTAGCTCGCGCTGCATACCCACACGCATGCAGCCTTGTCGTCGATACATTCAATGCGAATGGCACATGGACGTGCCCGGCTGGAATATTTGAGATCATTGTTGAGTGTTACGGCGGCGGTGGTGCCGGTGGGAATAGCTCGTATTCTACTGATGACACACATTATGCGTATGGCGGTGGCGGTGGTGGTGGTGGTGCGTATTCAAAGAAAACCATTGCTGTCACTCCGGGGCAAACATACAACGTGTACGTTGGTGCCGCGGCCGGGGACACTTACTTTATAGATACGTCAACAGTTCTTGCAAAAGGCGGCACAAATGCGTCCGGGACAACTAAAGGATCTGGCGGGTTGGCAGCAGCGGGCGTTGGCGATGTAAAATATAGCGGCGCGGATGGTGCAACTGGGCATACGGACTGTCAAAGTCCGGGTTATATAATCGCAATGGCACATGGGTCCGGTGGCGGCGGCGCGGCTACAAATTCAGCGAATGGAAATGCCGGAACCGCCGGTAGCCGTACCGTTACTGGGTCCGGCGGAAGTTATGGTGGCGGCAACGGCGGGACAATTGACGGATCATGGGGAACATACAACGCGCCCGGGGTGGCAGGAACCGCTCCTGGCGGCGGTGGCGGCGGCGCTGGTGCGGCTTCTCAAAGTGCTGAATATGGCGGTGGGTACTCGTTTTCTGGCGGGGCCGGGTCCGCAGGTCAGCTTAAAATATCATACTATCCGCTTTTAGCATATTCTGAAAACTCGGTCGTCAATGAGGGCAGCTATTCGCTTAAATTCGGTGCGCTTATAACATCGAGCCTCAATGAAACGCTTACCAAAACGATAAGCCCGGTTAAAGATTTTAAGGGTATCAATACCCTGCATTTTGATATCCGTGCATCCAGGACAGGATCTAATATCAAGATCGGCATCAGGGATAGCGGCGGGGTGACAACAGAAATAACTCCCAATGTCACATCAGCGGATACATGGCAAACGGTTAATTGGGATATATCCGGGGTCCTGAACGCCAACAAGAACGCTCTCGACCGGATTATTATTACGGTTGCGAACGCGGATGCCAGCAACGTCGTATACATTGATAACTTTTACGGGGATTATACTGCCCCGATATACTCGCTGGAAGATCTTAATATCGAGTTACGGGATAAAGACGGCGAGCTCAAAAATTATTTGACGCCATACGTGAATTCAATAAGCTGGGAATGGAATCGTAAGGGGGGGTGCGGGAACTGTACCATTGTGTTGAAGAAGCCGTATCGCAGTTTAAGCCTTTCCGCAATGGACGATATCCAGATCCGGATCAGGGACGGCGTCACATCGAAATTAATATATCGCGGGTTTGTTGAGAGTTATAAGCCTACGCTAAAATCAAGCCAAGAAATACGTGTAAGCGTTAAGGGTTATTTTGAACTGTTAAAGAAGCTGGTCGTGCATACAACCGGCGATACCCGGTCGTACAGCAGCCAGACCATCTCATACATCGTGACTGATATCGTGGATACATTCGTCACGCCAAATTCTTTCATCACCAAAGGGACCATAGATACGACGTCTTTCAATTGCGACAGCATTAAATTTCTCACCACAGTCCACGACGCGCTGCAGACGTTAGCGGATCTTGCCGGAACGATCGAATATGGCGTCGATGAAGACCTGGCGTTTTTCTGGCGGACGGAAAGCGCGACGGTAAATAATAAATTTATCGTCGGATTCAATATCGATAGCCTTGAACGAGAGACCGATTATGGAAAATTGGTGAATAAATATTATCTTGTCGGCGGTACGGTATCAGGTTCGAAGTATAAAAGGACTGCCGAAGATGCTACCAGTCAAAGCAATTATTATTTGTCCGAGGAGATAATAACAAACGGATCCATAACGACAAATACGGTGGCCGATCAGTACCTTGGGGCGTTGCTTGATAAAAATGCAGAGCCTATAATTTCTATAGCTGCCAAAGTTGTCAACACGCCGTTAAGGATGGAAGATACGATCCCGTTGGGGAAGGTAACGTTCCTTGATCCTGACGTCGATGAGACGGCGTACAATACCCAAATTGACCGGATATCATATTCGTTTGCGGACCGGCAAGGTCATTTTCATATTCAAATAGAGACCGGATCGAATAAATTAGATGCTGCGGCCAGGATCAAACGGCTCGAGCTTGCGTTGAGCAGCGAACAACAAAACTAATAGGATGACACCCATGGAGAAGCCGCTACCGGAACGCAGGCAAGATATCGGAATAAAAATTACCTATGCTGTATTGGCTTTTTTATTGGGAATCCTTTTCAAGGTAACCTATGATTCCGCGCAGAGGGCGATCGATATCGGCACTGTGAACGGCAGGGATATTGCCGTACTCCAGCAATGCAAGGTCACGTGGGATAAGCAGCTTGAGGATATCAGCAAAAAGCTCGACAGGTTATTAAGCAAATGATATGGACGATACCGGGAAAAAGGGGCTGCATGAAGACAGCAGGACTATATATTGCAATAAATGCCTCAGGCACAGGGATAAGTGGCTCGAAACGATGGTTATGGAGGACTGTAATCATGACGTTTTTTGCCTTATATGTTTTAACTGGCTCTGTGGATACTTTGACGCCTTTGGATCTCAACCGGATTAAGATATGAAAAAAATTACGCGGAGCAAAGGCATACGGGGGAATGTCATCTGCTCAGTATGCCGATTTCACACGGAGCAGCATAAAACAAAACGCGGATGGGTATGCAAGGAATGTAAGACGGTGCAGGCAAAATAAGGGAGGGTATATGGGTGAAATATCGGGAAGGAAGTTTGCCACAATAGCGATCGTCGCGACGTACTGTATCGTGGTGGTGGGATCGCTCGTATTGACAATACTCAAGATCATGGATATCGCCGTCTTTTTAGCGAGCATATCCGGGCTTGGAACGATCACGTTGTATATCGTCAAAGCGTATTTTGACGATAAGGACCGGTTATTATCCACCAACAACCAGGGGGGAACCGTGTTGAAATCAATCATCGCATTAATGCTCGTGCTGGGATTATTAATTCCGGGCGCTGCCATGGCGCAGGAAGAACCGGTGATCAGCTGGGGAGATATTATCCAGCAGGCGCCGGCGGTCAAAAGCGGAGCGTTCTACAATATCAACGACAGCAAATTCCAGGTCATCAATAGCCTGAGCGTGGTGGAATACAAGTTTGCATCGATCGATGCGGGGTACGCGAATCAGGGGATCATTTGCGCGTCTATTAATTTCGACCTGGTCAAGCTTGAGGCATTGGGAGTGAAATTCCCGTTTTTTAAGGATATCGTGGCCGGCGCGGGATGGACAGCCGGGTTCAAACGGATCACACAGGACAGCGAATTCGTTACCGGGCCCAGCATTGTATTGAAGGTGAAATTTTAACCGGAGCGATTTATGCAGCTAAAAACTGTTGCGATTATCGGAGCCATACTTCTGATCCTGGCGTTATCTGTTGGCGTGGGGTTCAAGATGATCCAAACGTCCGAGAGCCAGAAAGCCGAGTTGATCGATAATAAGACGTTCGAGCCGCATTTCTTCATCGGCGGCTGCGCAAGCTATCGGGTGATGATGGCGCAGCGCGAGGCTAAAACGAAGCCGGCTAAGAAAACACCGGGAAAGCCAACACCAAAGGCCGAGGAGAAAAAGTGATAGACCATATATTAATACTCGTGATTGCGGTTTTCTGGCGGCTCGGGGGATTTGATAAAGCGCGGTGGAGCGGGTACAGGGATGTCCTGGTTCCTGTGATCCTCGGAACGTATCTTGTGTTTCGCCACAATCTGCTGACAGGTATTGCATGCGGATTGGCGTTGACTGTTATCCGCATAGGATATGGCGCCTATGACCCGGAAAATGACCCTAAACCGTCTTTCCTTGGGTCAGTGACCCATGATAGAGGAGGATGGTGGATCCGCGGCCTGGTGGGCATACTTTACGTTCTGGTGGGCCTTCTGCCGGTAGTTTTGTATACTCGCCACTGGTTTGGGTATGTGTTATGGGCCGGAGTTAGCGGTGCATGCGGATGGATATTGTGCAGGATCAGGACGCCTGATATTATTATTGAACCCGCTATCGGTGCGGTGCTGGCAATGAGCGTTATCCATATCTAGATCTTCACCCAGGCGGCCGAGGGGAAGCCAGGGCCCCGGAGCCGCCCTCCCTTAAAAATCATGGGTAGTCAATATAACTGTCAAAGTTATATTTATTACAGCGCATTAATCGTTTAATAGTTAAGCGTAGTGCAGTACGTAAGTCGTATTTATTGATGGCCGCCATGGCATAATTAGAACATGAAGGGTGAAAGCGGCACCGGACGCCCATTTTGTGCAAAAGCGGCGCAAGCATTCTTTGGTATGCCTTGATTGATAAAAGCAAAAGCGGCTTAAATTTCATGGGTGACGGTTTCTTTTTTATTTGCCGCTGACCCGCATTTAGGACACTTATTGGGATCTATTAAGGTCTGTTTTTGTTTTTCTGGAATAAAAGCCGCCGGCCAGCATCCTCCGCAACACATTAAATCGTTACCAGCATTTCCAAGATCCTTGCCTAGATTTTCCATTTGTTTGCCTTTGAATTCCAAGCCGGCCATGCCCGGTCAAGAGGATCCTGCGTGAAATAGCTTTTATCGAATTGCTGATCACGAGCGGATTAAGGTCTAACGAACTGCGGTCATTGAGATATTGCGACGTTGATCTTGAGCAATCGACGATCGATATCAAAAAAGGCAAAGGCGGCCATCAGCGGGTCAGTTTGTTCGGCGGGCCCGCGGCGCAGGCATTGCGCGAATACTTTGCCGTCGAGCATTTTCACGATGAGCAGCGTATTTTTCCGTACACTCAAGGAAACATTCTGAATGTTATCATTAAACGATGGGCGGTGCGGGCACGTATCAGCCCTCGAATACATGCGCATTCGTTCAGGCATTACTTTATTACCGAGGCGCAACGCCAGGGGATCCGGCTTGAAGATGTGGCGCAGCAGGTCGGGCATGTCAACCTTAACACGACGAGAGCGTACACCCACCAAAATATCGCCTTCCTGAAAGATCGTTTCCGGAATTGCAAAATATAAAAAAACGCTTGACAAGATTTGCCGCAGTGGTACAATCAGCATCGTAGTTTAAACCGCATCATAATCGTCCGCGTTTCACAAGCTGCCTGACTTAAATCAATACTAAAGTCAGGGCGACGGAGAAAGAGCGGCGGTTATGTAAAAGAGAGATGTAAAATGCGAATCCTCCAAGCGCAAAAACAGACCAAACAAAAAACCCCCCATGAACCCGTAGCTCTAAAAGCTATGGGTTTTTTATGCCCTTACCGGGGCATAACGCTTGGAGGCGTGGGGGGTTTTAATTTCGCGGGGTCGGCTAGCGGCGATGCCACCTGGCCCATAACCAGGTACCGAAAGGACACCGTGGGTTCGAGTCCCACCCCCGCAATACACAGGGAGGCAAGGATGAACGAATACTACAGGCAACGGATGGAAGATGCGCCGTTCAACAGCGCGGTTGTTTTCGTATGCATGGCAGGGGTTGCCGTGATCGTGGTGCTGGCAGCGATATTCAACCGATGATATGCCGGATCATTTCGCAGATATAAAAGCAGGGGTTTACCAGCATCTCGACCAGTATTGCCGCGGCAGGGCCCGGGCAATCAAAGCGTACGTTCTGGCACAGCGGTTCGATACGACGATCAGGGAGGTTAACGACATTATCCGGACGCTGCGCCAGGAAGGGCTCCTGATCGGATCCGCGAAGGAAGAACCGTACGGATATTACATCCCGGCGACCGAGGAAGAGGTAAAGAATTATTTGAGACCATTCAGCCAGGAAATGTTAGATATGTTGAAGACGTACAACCGGCAGAAGCGCGCGAGCCGGTTTTTTATTGAGCAGGCAAAGAACAAGGATCTATTCCTTTGCGGGTACGATGCGCATGGGCAGATGGATTTATTGACAGCGGCCGGACAACCAGAGGTAAGTCATGCCAGTACGTAATTGCGAGACGCGCCCGGTTTCATGGAGGACGCATAAGAACAGAGCGGTCGCCAACGCGATCGATAAACTTGGCGAGGAGCTGGGGAACACCTATGCCGGGTTCATTATTTGGCCGATGTGGATCGGGTTCATCACTCACCGGGACAACCTGGGGTACTATGACGGCCGGCCGTCGGTTCTGCGTGACGATTTTTATCCGCACCAGGACTGGGTATCGATTCAGCAAGTTACGTTGGCCAGGGATATGCTTGCCCGGGAAGGGTTGATCATCGTATACCAGGTTGACGGACTGGATTATATTCTGATCCCCAAGGTAAGCCGGTGGTCAAAGATCGTGGGGAATATATCCGGAAAGACTGATTTTCCGCAGCCGCCTGAAGAAAAAATAAAGGATTGGGAGGCTCGTTTTAACGAAGTATATACGCCGTTAATACACCGTTCGAACGCCGTATATACGCCGTATGAACGGTGTACGAACGACGTATGCACTGAAAGTAAAAGTAAAATAGAAAGTAAAAGAGAAATAGAAAGAAGACAGTACATCACCGATTTTTTTAAGGATCCGGATAAAACGTGGATATCTGACCTTAAAAGTGCGTACCCTGGTGTCGATATCCCTGCTGAGCTGGGGAAGATGAAGATGTGGTTACTGGCTAACCTGGATAAACCCAAGAAGAATTTGAAGCGGTTTGCGGTCAACTGGCTGAACCACACCCGCGCCGATCAGAAAAAAAACACTATCCAAAAACCCGGGATGGATGTTGAGAAGTTCATAGATTCCAAGCTGGGCAAGATCGCTACAAAAGATATGATCAAAACCGTTATGAAGCAGATACCGGAGAACCAGTGGTTCTTGATCGATTCGTATTTAAAGCGCAGATATCCCGGAGGCGGAAACGGGTTTTTCGATGCCGAGCGCGAGCTGACAGCCGAAGCCAGGGAAAATAAAAACAAGATAGGCGCGTTGTCCGCGCACATTGGAGGCAGAGCATGATCCGCGTTGCGGCATTATTATTTGTTTTTATACTCATGTCAGCTCCGGCGTATTGCGGCCCAGTTATAACCGGCAAAGTCTCATGGTATTCCAGGAACGATAAAACCGATCCATTTGAACACAAGTTGAACGCTGATCAGTCTGCATTTGATGAAAACGCGTTGACCTGCGCGATGCGGTCGCGTGCGTTCGGGAAGCGGTATAAGATCACGAATATTGCCACGGGCCGGTCTGTGATCGTGAAGCACCGGGATTACGGGCCGGCAAAAAAGTACCGCGGGCGTGAGTTGAATCGGGTAGCTGATTTAAGCAAAGCGGCGTTTGCCAGGATAGCTGATCTGGATGATGGCGTGGTTACAGTGAGAATAGAACCAGTTAATTTAAGCGGGAGTTTTAATAGGGCGGGGAAGGCTTTACGGACTGTGCGCGCTGATCCGGGCACAATCCTCATTGATGACGGAAAAAACGGCGCCCGAGTTTCTCCCGCGTTTGAAGGTGATATATGCCGCAGGACAAAGTAGACGTTTTATTTGTGGGATTACAGTCTGGGTTTGGATTTTGTCCGGACTGGTACATGGTGAACTTGCCGAACGGATCCACGGTGAGATTTAATCCCGACAGGCATAGAATAACGGGGCCGGTAAAACCCGGGATAGTTGTACCGGAAGAGTTGTTGGGTGAATAAACGATTACCAAGGGAGGGTGTATGGGAGCTGAAATGAAGTATGTGCCGCTGGCGCAGGTCAAAAAGTCTGAGACAAACACGCGGAAACATATCGATGAGGTTAAACTCGCGGAGTTGACCGAATCGATAAAAGCGAGAGGTGTGATCAACCCGATACTGATCCGGCCTGTTAAAGGTAATTTTGAGGTCGTATGCGGAGAGCGCAGGTACCTGGCGGCATTAAAAGCCGGACTGAAAGAGATCCCGGCATTCATCCGGGAAATGACGGATATGGAAGCGCTCGAGTTCCAGATCATTGAAAACCTGCAGCGCGAGGATGTGCATCCGTTGGAAGAGGCTGAAGGATACGAAGTGCTGATGAAAAAGCACGGGTGCAAAACTGTCGATGACCTTGCGGCGAAGGTCGGTAAGTCCAAAGGGTACATTTATGGCCGGATGAAACTTTGCGAATTGATACCTGAAAACCGGAAATATTTCTATTCCGGAAAATTCAGCCCGTCGGTTTCTCTCCTTGTAGCCCGGATCCCTGCGCATCTGCAGAAGGAAGCCGGCCGCAAGATCGCCGAACCGACAAACGGGGATGAACCTATGTCGTATCGCAGGGCCAAGGAGTTCATCACCAACGAATACATGCTGCGGCTCAAAGATGCTCCGTTCGATACGGATGACGCCATGTTGCCCGGGGTGGAAGCGGGGTCATGCACGTTATGCCAGAAGCGCACGGGTAACCAGCATGAATTATTCGCTGATGTATCAAGTGCAGACGTATGCATTGATCCGGCATGCTTCAAGCTCAAGAAAGCGGCCGCAGTCAAGCAGGCCTTGGTTAAGGCGAAGGCCGCAGGGAAGATCATCTTGTCAGACAAAGACGCGAAGAAAGTCTTTTACGGCGAAGACTCGATGCATCTGGGCGAGGGGTATATCAACCTCGAGACCGTATGCACGGAAGATAAGCTGCAGCGCAAATATAAGCAGCTGGTGAAAGCGGTCAAGGATGCCAAGGTCGTGGTTGGAATCAACCCGCATTCTGGCGAGCTGGTGGCCATGGTCCATCGGACCGAAGCGGCACGGATCCGCAAGCAGCTGGGTATTGTCCCGGAGAAGCCCGCGAGAGAAAAAAAGAAGGGCGAGAAAAAGCAGAAGGCCGAAGCCGTTGAAGCTGAGAAACAGCAGGAAGCGGTGCAGAAGGAATGTGATAACCGTATACTCGAGAGCGTGTTGGAGAACGTGCGCAGGGATAGAAAGAGTTTATTCCTAAGGAAAATAGCGGAACGCGAGATGGAAGGAGCAAGCGAATCCTTAGCGTTCAGGTTCATGAAGCGCAGGGATCCTGATATTAAACGCGAAGACGCGAAAGCTAAGCTGCGCGAGCATTTGGATGTGATCGACGATGCTGAACTGTTCGTGTTTATTATCGAAGTCATGATCCTGGTGGAAGAGGAGTGGGGAGAGGGCCAGCGGTTGATTAAGGATCTCAGTAAATTGTACAATATCGATACCGCCAAGATCAAAAAAGCGGCCACGCCGGCAGCAGTGGAAGCGGTGAAAGATGAGCAGCAGAAGGAAGAGCCCGCAGCGTCAGCCGCGACTGAAGCCGTCAAAACTCCGGAGAAGGTTCGCATAAAGAAGCGCGATGCCAAGACGTTCGAGTTCACCGGGAAGAAGGGGAAGGTTACTGTGACCTCAAAAACTGATATGAGTTTTAAAGAGGCCGAAGAAGCGGGTGATGCGATATCCCAGGTGGCGGATATTATGGCGGAGGATAAATAGCCATGTACGCGATGTGGAAAAAAGGTTTTATGAGCGGGTACAGGGATGCGGTTGAAATTACTGATGGTGTCAAATCTTTTGCTACCACAGCACAGACGATCATCTGCCGCGAGGATGACGGGTTTACTCGCCGGGTCCGGACCGGCAGGTGGAAAGGAAAACAGATCATCCGTGAGTGGAAGGATACCATTAAAGGCAAAGTAGTATTTTGGATGAAGCTAGGCGAGTTCCAGAAATGGGATAACAAAAAGTCCGGCCGGGGGATCATCCGGTACCATCCGAACTCATTGACCAGGCTGCACGGGTTGACGGAAGTGTATACGCATAAGTTCCGCGGCCGGCCTGGGAAATGTATCACAAAGTACAGCTGGGGCAAATGGATGCACCAGGAGTTCTGGTATAAGCTGCGCGGAGGCCGCCGGCGCCGGGCGTACAGCGTGCATCATACGGACAAATCGTTTAGATTCTTTTGGCCTGATGGCAAGGTCGCCGGCCAGGTGGAATGTCCGGGAGGGTTTCGTATTCAGAACAGTGACGAAGGAAGGCCGTTCATGAACCGGTTGCAATCGGAATATAACGAGGATAATCGCGCTGATATGTTCGATTTGTCCCGCGACGGGAATGCGGCGTTTGCGATATTCGACCGGCTCGGGAGGGTACTGCACCGCGGCACATATCACGACCGGCAGCGGGTAGGCGAATGGATCCTGAACCGGCGATCGGTATATTTTGTCCGCGGAGTTTCGATATCCAAGAAGATATGGGACACGCCGCCGGAGAAGCTGAACGTCAAGAAGATCATCCGGATGCGCAACGTCCAGGTGCGCGCGGCATTGCTTGCGCGTATACCTCCGGAAAAGATGTTCAAGTCCTGCCGCGGGAAAATAATCCATGAAATTAAATCAAGCGGCATGCGGCTTATCGAATTGCCGGTAGCGGTCGATGACGGCAACGGAGGGAACAAGTCTAAGATGCGGATATTGCGCGTACGGGATACGTCAACGAACGCGTTCTATTACCTGCGAGTACCTGATTTCGTATGGGATGGCGGGAAGAAAACCAAGTTGAATAAATGCGAGCAGGCGCGGCAGTGGACGTTCGGCGTAAACGATCCTAAGAAGAAGATCAAATTCGCCAAGGAAACATGAGGAGGACTCAATGGGAAGACTGAATAACTATCGCCAGGGTGAAATATTGATTCTGACTCGGGATGAAGACAGACAGAAGATAGAATTCCCGGACAAGTGGAAAAAACACGCCAAGCGTATTCCCTCCGGAGTCATTGCCGAAGGCGAAATATCCGGGCATAAGCACGAGGTCACGAACGGCCGGCTGTATGATCACCCGGAGAAAAAGGGCGTCATGATCCTGGAAGCCGGCGAGGGTTGTGTAGTGACGCATCCGGAGCACAAGCCTATCAACGTGCCAAAGGGTGTTTTTGAAATAAATATACAGCGTGAATTTACCGGCGGCAAGGAGCAGTCCCGGAAGGTGAAGGATTAACTAAAAAAGGGGGAGGCAATGGGTAAGCAAAAGGAAACAGTGTTAGATGTGCTCAAAGAGGTCCGCGATCTCTTGAGAAACGGAGCAGGGCAGGTCATAGCAAAGCCTGCGTCAGCCGTAACGCCGCGCGTCATCAACGACCGGTTCACCGATAACGGTGACGGTACGATCACGGACAATCAGCTGAAGGTAGTCTGGGTCAAAGATCCGTCAGTCATCCCGGAGTTGCAAAAAACCTTAAATTTCGATGCGGCAAAAGAGGCATGTGAGAAACTGTCTTACGCCGGATTTAACAGCGGATGGCGGCTGCCGACGGTTGAGGAACTGCGCTCGATCGTGGATTATACGTGCCATGATCCAGCATGGGATACAAACGTCTTTGGCGGTAAACATGACGACTGGTACTGGACAAGCACGCCGTGTGCCTGGAACCCTACGGGGTCCGCGTGGGTCGTGTACTCACTCAACGGCAGCGTGAGCCGCAACGGCCGGAGCTACAGTAACTATGTGCGGCCCGTCCGTTCCAGCCAGTGACGTTTTGACAATTTAACCCAAGGGAGGAAGTATGGCTAAGGCAAAAGTAGCAAAGGTGAAGAAAGACGCAGCAATGAAAGCGGTGCGGTTTCTGGTAAATAAGGACAACACGGTCACTGACCAGAAAACAGGCCTGTTGATCATCCAGGATCCTACGCTTTTGGGCGATGCGTTCAAATCGACCATGACGTTTGACCAGGCTATCAAGGCGATAGCCGATCTGAACACAAAAGGGTATGCCGGCCATAAGGACTGGAGGTTACCTAGTGTTGAAGAACTCTGCGGCATGATCGACAGGACAAAGCAGAAGCCGTGTTACGATACAAACATATTCAAAGGCAAGTTCAACGACTGGTATTGGTCAGGCGAGCCTACTGCCTGGAACCCTACGGGGTCCGCGTGGGTCGTGACCTCAGACTACGGCCTCGTGAACGACAACAGCCGGAGCAACCTTAACTATGTGCGGCCCTGCCGTTCCAGCCAGTGTCAATTTGACCCTTTACTCGTGAGGTAATAAGATGAGCGCAGCGTACGAAAATCTGCAAGTGTATAAGAGCGCAAAAGATATTGTTGTGTATTTTGAAACGATCATCCGGGGATTCCAACGGTACCACAAATACACTATTGGTTCGGAGATGCGCACTATTTCGTACGCTGTACTTGTCGGAATTATCCAAGCGAATACCAGGGTCGACCGGGTAGTGAGACTCAAAGCTGTTCTGGAGCATATCATCGAGCTCAAGGTTCGAATCGAAATATGTGCCGAGTGCAAGATATTCCATAACCAGAACAGCTATCCCACGGCAATAAAGAAGATAGAAGAAATATCAAGGCAGTGCGAAGGATGGTTGCGTAGTTGCGAGAATCCCGGAGGGCTGAAGCCTTCCCGGGAGCCTGCGAGTATGAAGTCACTGGGCGCTCACGCCACCGAGAAGTCCGGTATAAGACCACAGGGAACGGTACCGCAAGGATCTATTCCCGTAGGCCATAGGAGGCGTTAAGTGTGTGAGCAAGTAGTGCGTGTCGTGACCTCAGACAACGGCAACGTGAACAACAACAACCGGAGCAACAATAACTATGTGCGGCCCTGCCGTTCCAGCCAACGGCTCATCAAGCATATTTACGTTCGAGAATATATACCGGAATTATCTCAGGTGCAGGAGCAATAAGCGTAATACGGTTAATGCGCTTAGATTCGAGCTCAATGCAACAGATAACCTGCTTTGTCTTGAACGAGAGTTAAAGCAGCACAGCTACCATCCTTCGCGCTCCATTCTGTTTGCTACCACAAAACCAAAGGTTCGAGAGATCTTCGCAGCTAACTTTCGTGACCGCGTTGTGCATCATGTCCTGGTCGATCAGCTCGAGAAGATCTTTGAGCCTATATTCATCCACGATTCATACGCCTGTCGTAAAGGCAAAGGAACTCACGCCGCAGTAAAACGACTGCATAAATTCACCAGGCAGGTAACGAAGAACGGCAATATCAGAGCGCACTTCTTACAGCTCGATATCAAAGATTTTTTCCCGTCGATCAATAAAGAGATCCTTTTTCAGCTGATCGCCTGCAAGGTGAATGATCCGGATATCTTATGGCTCACCCGGGTAGTTTTATTCTGGGATTGCACAAAGTCGTATATTGCCCGTGGTGCCGCATCGATGCTCAAGCACGTGCCGGCGCATAAGAGTTTGTTCGGAAAGAATAATGAGCGTGGCCTGCCGATCGGGAACCTTACCAGCCAATTCTTTGCGAACGTTTATCTAGTGGTATGCGCGTTTGAACGCAACTGGCCGCGGTTTATTTACTGGGTCTGCGCCAGCGGAATAAACGTGGCGTTGTTAACCGGGATGAAATAGAGGGGTCAATGGCAGGCTGGGTAAAACTTAAAGGCGGGGCAGAGGTATATGTCGCAGGCAACACGTCTTTCTGCAGGGGGTGTCAAGCGAGAATATCCTGGGCAGATACTTCCGAAGGCAGGAAGATGCCGGTATCGATCGACAAGGACGGCGCCTGGGTGAGTCATTTTGCCGTCTGTCCCGCCGCTAACAGTTTCAGAAAAGGGAGGGATCATGGCGAAATTAACCGAGGGCCAGGTGGAACAGATCAAGGTGATGCGCGAGGACGGGAAGAAACAAAGCGAAATAAAGGAATTTTTTAAGGATTCATACGGCATCAATCTAACAAACAACAATGTGTCGTACCCTAGCATTGCCAAGGTGCCGGGAAAGCGGCACTATACGAAACGTGAGCTGGAGGGCCAAGGGAAACCCAAGGACGTCACTCATATTATCATACCGGCTCAGCAGGGAAAGCCGGTGGATGAGTTTTCCTTACTCATCCGCAAAGCATTCGATATCCACAAAGGCGATTTTTTCAAGCGGGTCGAACAAGTGGTGGGGGCATGAACAGGAAATACGCGATCGTATGCCCGGGCCCGTCAGCCGAAGCAGGATTTTCCCGGTGGCCTTTATGCGCATCAGAGTATAATTCGCTGATAGCGGTTAACGGAGCGGTTCTCTACTCGTTCAAATACGAGTGGTGGGTTGTCCAGGATTTTGAAGTGTTTGAAGCGGTATATGATCGCAGCGGTAACTGGCCAGTCATGCAGTTATCCCACGACAAGCCGCTTCTTTTTATTCCTGACCGGTGGCTAGCCGATATCCGGAAATACAATCAGGCGAAGCAAACATTTTTCGATCTGTATCCCAAGATGTGTTTCCCGGCAAGCACGCAAGCGGCATTTAACGAATCGATGCCGTTTGGGAAGGATATCAACTGGCGCGAGTATACAGTATTTATGGCGATCGCCCTGGCAATAAAAGCTGGCGCACAACAGATAGATCTGTGGGGCGCGGATATGGAAGCGGGGTATACGCAGCCGGGGATGGAGAATTCAAAGACTACGCATAATGCCCGCAGGTGGAAAGATGAAGCAGAGAAGCTGGATAGGATCATTAATATATGTCAACAGCATGAGATTACCCTGAAGAGGATCATTGGTGTCTAAGATAACAGTGGTGATGCCTACATATAACCAGGGGAAGTTTATCAGGGAAGCGGTGAATAGCATCCTTATGCAGACATTCCAGGATTTTGAGTTAATTATTGTAGATGACGGTTCAACAGATAACACACCCGGGATGCATTTTGGCGGAGGGGATAAAGTTAGGTATATCAGGAAACCCAATGGCGGTACAGGATCTGCCTTAAATCTTGGATTTCAACATGCGACAGGAAAATATGAAACATGGTTCGCGTCAGATAATAAGTATTACCCGGAAGCGTTCAGGCGCATGCACGATTTCCTGGAAACGCATCCGGATATCGATTTTGTATACACCAACTGCGAGATCGGGCAGATGGATCAAACCGGTCTGGTAGAGGTTAAGCGGAAGAACCTTACTAGTGAGGTTAACCAGGACTGGGATCCACACAATCTTAGGCATCATTACTTCCTTGGGATTGTTTGGCTATGGCGGAGGGAGTTGAGGGAGAAGTGCGGAGATTTTCAACTAGAACCCTGTGAGGATTATGATATGGTGCTGCGTATGGTAGATGCAGGCGGCCGGTTTGCTTATTTGCCGGAATGCCTGGGATGGTTCCGCCGGCATTATGAGAATATTTCATGGAAGTTGGCTCAGAGTCAGGACCGGGATTATTATTCGCGGTTTGTCCGGGAGAAGGCGTTAAAGCGCCGGCAGGCAGCGGAGGCCGCTACATGATACCCAAGATCGCGCATTTTTATTGGGGTGGATCATCCTTACCTTACCTGAGGTATATGACCATTAAATCGTTTTGTAAATATAACCCGGAATGGGACGTCTACTATTATTACCCGGCGCAAGGATCATCTGATAAACCGTGGCCAACGCATGAACAAAAATATGCGGTTACTGGTGATGATTATACCCCACGGTTAAAGAATCTGCCGATTGCTCAGGTAGAGATCAATTGGGCTGAGTTTCGTCAACCTACATTCGTTCATTCTTGGGCAGAGGTACATAAGTCAGATTTTTTGAGGTGGATGATTCTGGGTAGTTTCGGCGGTTTATGGTCTGACATGGATATCATTTACTTCCGGCCAATATATCTAGATCTGACTTACAACACGTATGTCTGCTCCAATCTTAAATACCGGCATTCGATCGGATTCTTACTGTCCAGCCCGGATAATCAATTTTTTGCTCACTTGCGTAGATCAGTTGATAAGTTTTTTGCCCCGGATAATTATCAAAGCGTGGGATCTATTTTAATAAATGCAGAGAGCCATCTTTTGCCGTTAATGGATCCATACTTTATTAATCTCCCCATGGACGTGGTTTACGCCTACGACGCTTTGACTATCCCCGAGATCTACGTTTCTCCAGCACCCAAGCCGGTGCGATTTACCCGGGATACGATCGGGCTGCATTGGTATGCAGGGTATCCTATGGCTGCAAAGTATGTGAATATAGTGACTGAAAAGAATTTCAAAGATCTTGATAATGTATTGGGACTGGCGCTGCAAATGGCGGAGGGGCAATGATCTCAAAACCCATTCGGGAGTGTTTGACGATAATGCAGCTTTATAATGTTCAAAGCATCTTGGAGATTGGATGCGGCCATGGGGGAATCATAGCTCAATTCCACGCTCCGATTCTAATCGGGGTGGATAACTTCGAGCCGGCGGTTATCAAAGCCAAACAGGATTATCCCCGGCCGATATTCTTGAAATATGATGTTACTCAGCTGCGCGGCTTGTTTATCGAGAAGTCGTTTGATGCTGTCATTGGATTTGATATCCTGGAGCATTTGGAATATGAAAAGATGGTCCAGGTTGTGGGGGATTGCGAGGATTTCGCACGCACATTAGTGATCTTCTTTTCTCCGATCGGCCAGGAAGCACTGGATAATCAACCGGCGGATGAGGATGGTAACCCAGGAATGAAGCACGTCACAAAGGTCGAGGAAAAATATTTCACAGGAAGAGGGTATGTTTCGCGCCTCTATTCAGACTATTATAAGAATAGCCCGGCACGGGCGATGTTGGCAATTAAAGAACTTTAAGGAGGTTAGATGGATAGCAAAAAATTATCGTATACCGCAGCGAACTCGTTACCGCTTAAGATCTGCAAAAATTCCTGGCTAGTTAATCAGCTTAACCAAAATTATATACCTCCGTTCCATGTGCAGCTGATTCCTACCAATAAGTGTAATTTATCTTGTGGCTTTTGTTCATGTAGTAAAAGAAACAGGGAACAGGAATTATCTATTGATCAAATAAGGGTTTTGATAAAAGACCTGCAGGATCTCGGGTGTGAGGCTGTCACAATTACCGGGGGGGGGGAGCCGTTAATGTATTCCGATATCGGCATGATCATAAAAATGTTTGATCAGGCTGGGATATCCGTGGGATTAGTAACGAACGGATTATTATTAGATAAGTTGTCAACTGAGGTTTTTGAGCATATAACGTGGTGCCGAATCTCGTGTTCTGATGAACGCAAATTCACGGAAGGCACCAAGGAGATCATATCGAAAGCTATTGCCCACGGGCCTATTGTTGACTGGGCTTTTAGCTATGTGGTCTTAGCTCCTGAGTCTTTCGATCCGGATAACCTGGCTGCTTACACCAATTTCGCGAATACCAACGAGTTTACGCATATCAGAGTGGTTTCCGATTTGATTAAAATTGAAGAGGCTACAGCCATGGTTTGGGTAAAGGAAGCACTTAAAAAGCGAGCAGTGGACGATCGACTGGTGATCTACCAGGGGCGTAAGGAGTATGTCCACGGTCAGGAACGGTGCTTGATCAGTTTGCTCAAGCCCGTCATCGCAGCGGACGGATATCTCTACCCATGTTGTGGCGCGCAATATGCCCAGGGAGACGAAGATTTAGATATGCCAGAAGACATGAGAATTGGCCGCATGGATCAGATCAAAGAATTATACGGCAAGCAGAAATATTTTAACGGGAGTGTGTGCACCCGTTGTTACTATAAAAACTATAATGATTTGTTGGGCGCGCTTACTTGCCGTATATCCCATGGAAGGTTCGTATGAACTTTATAGTGGTGGCATATTGTACCAAGGGAGGATATGAGGAGCATGCGCAGCGGTTGCGTTTATCCTTAGACAAGCTAAATATACGATACGAGATTAAGGTTATCGATAGTCTTGGATCATGGCAAAAGAACTGTATCTATAAGCCGGAGTTCATTAAGGAGATGTTAATTAAATATAATCAACCGGTTATATATGTTGATGCGGATGCTATTTTCCATAAGTATCCTGGTATTGATCTGGACTGTGACTTTGCCGTGCATTACTTTCGTGCAACACAACTAGCAAGCGGCACAATGTTCTTTAAGAATTCGGCGCCAGCTATTAAATTATTAAACGCATGGATAGAGGAAAATAGACTACATCCGGATACACTCGATCAGGAGAATCTGCAGAGAGTAATCGCAAAACCGTGCTGGCGGTGTGGCATTAAGATAGACTTATTGCCGGCATCGTATTGCAAGATATTTGATTTATCGCCTGAAGTAACTGATCCCGTGATCGAGCACTTTCAGGCGTCAAGAACGCTGCGCATGGAAGAGAATATGGCGTCGTTAGAGAAGCGCAAATACGCCGGCCTTTGGCGAACTGGACACCAAGCGTCAAGATGTGCAGATCCATTAGCGAATCATATTATTGCTACGGCTAATAAGAACCAAAACCTGCTTGAAGTTGGATGCGGCAATGGGAAGACGGCCCGCAAATTATTTGCCAATGGCTATTTGATTACCGGACTGGATATCACTTTAGATGGCATCAAAGGAGATCGATCGGGATTCATTGAGGCGCCTATCTGGAGGATGCCGTTCAAAGACAACCAATTCGACTATACATTCTCAACTGATGTCCTGGAACATATACCGCGGGAGTTTATTCCAGGGGCTCTTAAAGAAATCATCCGTGTGACCAAGCAAAAAACATACCACTGCATTGCTAATTTCTCGGATCTTAGAGGCGGGGTTGAGATGCATCTGGTCCAGGAAGGCATGGATTGGTGGCGGCACATGTTCAAAGTGGCCAACAACAAGAATATCGAGGCCACTATTGAAGACAGAAAAGATTTTTTATTAAGGATGAATGGAGAACTCTAAGCCTAAGCAGATATATTTTTCATTACGCCGTTTGCCACCATCCTTGAACGAATTACTGCGTATGCACTGGACGAGCCGTTCAAAATTACAAAAGATCTTTGATGATATTATAGGCAAAGAGTGGATAGCGCAAGGGAAGCCGGTATTTCTTAATCCCGTCAAGTTGATTTACGTCCTAAGTTTTACTACACCACAACATCGGGATCTTGATAATTATATTGGCGGCACAAAGCCTATTACAGACGCGCTTAAAAGAACATTCCTATTCAGAGATGATGCGGAATTTATTACTAGCATTGAAGTGCGATTCATCAAGGGCAAAGAAGGCACAGTTATATTCATCGAGGAGGTATAGATGGCTAAGATAATACCGCTAACCCAAGGCCGAGAAGCCATCATCGACGATCAAGACTACGATAAAGTTAGCCCTTTTAAGTGGCATGCTGCTATGCGTAAAGGGATATGGTATGCACGTACTTATATGCCAGGCAACCGTAAGACGGCTATTAAAATGCATCGATTTATATTGGGATTGTCTAGTGCCGATCACATCCAGGTAGATCATGTAGATGGTAATGGTTTAAATAATACTCGTGCTAATCTGCGCATTGCAACTAATTCACAAAATGGAATGAACAGAAGAAAATGTTCAGGATATACATCAATTTATAAAGGTGTGAGTTGGCTTAAGATCAAGAGGCGATGGTTAGCACAAATAATGCTGAATAAAAAAAACATACGACTGGGATCATTTATCGACGAGAAAGATGCAGCCCGAGCATACAATGAGGCAGCATTAAAATTCTTTGGGCAATATGCACGTCTTAATATTATTAAATAAAAAAATAGTTCACGGGTCCTTCCGGCCGGGTGGACGGGTCACGGGTCGGCTGCGCCGCCCTGAGTAAATGATGGTGAATGTGTTTTTGGGTGTGTCATGGTCATAAAGTAGTACGTAGGTATAAATACACGCGGTCAGCGTTTCTCGACGAGAAAAACAGGAGGTAACAGTGGCACGGATCAATATTAAACCAGACATTCAAGAGATTCAGCTTTCATCTATAAAGCCCTGCCCTTCAAATCCTCGGGATATTACGGGCGATGCCTTAGCCGGGCTTCGCGCCAGCCTTGAGAAGTTCGGATACATCGATCTACTCATTATCAATAAGCGCAACATGGAGATCGTAGGTGGGCACCAGCGGTTCAAGGTCCTGCAGGAAGCCGGCGCGCAGTCTGTGACGTGCATCATGGTCGATGTTGATGATATGATGCAGCAGACTATGAATGTCACGTTAAACAATCAAACTATTGCAGGGTTCTGGACTCAGGCTTTGATTCCGATTCTTGAGCGGTTGCGCCAGGATATGCCTGAGGATTATCTCAATCTTCGTCTGCAGGAGCTCCGGGAAGAATGTAACGATCTTGAGACAGAAACCCTGGGGAACAAATACCCGGATGATATCCCTGAGGCGCCGAAGGTGGCCGCTACTAAACCCGGAGATCTGTGGATCCTGGGCGATCATCGGCTTTTATGCGGCAGCAGCACCAAGGCTGAGGATGTAGCCAGGTTGATGGATGGGCAGAAGGCGCAGCTGCTGGCCACGGATCCACCCTACATGGTTGACTATACGGGCGCAGATCGGCCAAATGGCGGCAAAGACTGGTCTAATTTATACCATGAAGTGGATATCCCGGATGCCGAGAAGTTCTACCGCAATTTTTATACGATCGCCCTGAACCATGTAGACCAAGACGCAGCGCTTTATTTATGGCATGCGGACCGCCGGCTGATCCTGATCAGGAAGATCTGGGAAGAATTCGGCCTGCTCATTCATCAGCACATCATCTGGGTCAAGCCGTGTACAATACTGACTTTCTCAGTTTACCCCTGGCGGCATGAGCCTTGTGTGTTTGGCTGGCGAAAGGGCAGCAAGCCGTTCTCCAGGCCTTCACAGAAGCGCATAGGATCTGTGTGGTTCGTCAATTTGCTGCGAGATGGGGACCCTGAATCTCCGGAATACTACAGTGACCTTTGGGAGATAGATTGGGAAGGCAAGAAGCGCAACTCCGGACTTGAGCACCCTACCGTTAAACCCACCGAAATATTTGCTATACCCATGCGAGTGCATACAAAGCCAAGGGATATATGCTTCGAGCCATTCAGCGGATCAGGTAGCCAGATCATCGCGGCCGAGCGCCTTGGCCGGCGTTGCTTCGCCATGGAGCTCGAGCCGGTGTTCTGCGATGTCGCAGTCCGGAGGTGGGAGGAGTTCACGGGGAAGAAGGCGAGCTTGACTAATGTGTGAGTGGGGAACAGATAAAATTGTGAAGCTATATAAACCTATGCCGGTGAGTGGGCGCAATGAAATTGCCGTTGATTCCTGTTTAGCTGATTTAGTTCAGGCTTTGAATAACGCTGGGATAGAAACCACGGGATGCTGTTGTGGCCATGGTAAAGGCGATGGTGATATTCAACTTGCAGATGGCAGAATTTTAATTATTAAACGGGCGGCCGGGCCCGAGAGTTAACCCGAGCCACCTCATGTTAAGGGCATGAGATTTTTACAGCCGCGTGACGTGTAGGACTATTTTACGGTCGCGCTTATCATTTGTCAATGCCCTATCATGATTGAAAACCAACAAGATCAAAAAATTAAGGTTGTGGAGATGGCCAGGAAGCGCCGGCATATACATCTGCTTGAAAAGTTGCAGCGGGGTCAGTCTTCAACCCCGTCACTTTCTAAAACAGAGATCAAGGAGCTTGAGCAGCTGGAGCAGGATCCTGATTCCCCTGGTACGGTAGATAGTCAGGAGAAGGTTGCACGGGTGATGGGCGTGGACGTGCGGACTGTGGCCAGATGGGTTAAGAACGGCATGCCGGTTACGCCACAAGGTTTATATGATCTCCTTGAGATCCGTGCATGGAGGGAGCTCAAGAATCAGCGTAAAGGGACCGCGGGATCGAAAAAAGAGACACAGGAGGATCTCTGGGATGCGAAATATCGCGAATATAAAGCTAAGCTGGCCGAGATAGCATTTAAAAAGGCTATGGCTGAACTATTGCCCAGGGATACCGTTGAACGAGAGCTGGTGCAGATCAGTTTAACCGTCAAGCGCAAAATGCTCGCGCTGCCTAACCAGATATCCGCCGCGCTCGTGGGCCTCGAGGCCCGGCAGATTAATAGCAGGTTGCGCGCGCGGATCACGGAGATTATATCAGCATTTGCGACCGGCAAGGTGTTCACGGTTACAAAGGAAAGAAAACGGAAAAAGAATGCCTCAATTGATAACAAAACCCAAAATTTGGACTAGCGCGGTCCAGAACGCGTGGAAACTGCCAGAAGAGATCACCGTATCACAGTGGGCCGATAAACATAGATACCTGGATCCAATGACGTCATCCGAACCCGGGCAATGGTATACCGATCGAACTCCGTACCTGCGCGGGATCATGGATGTATTCAAAAATATCCTGGTTGAGAAGATCACCATCATGGCATCGACCCAGGTTGGCAAAACCGAATGCTGCTTAAATATCCTTGGGTATATCATTGATCAAGATCCGGGGCCCACACTCTTGGTTTACCCACGCGAGCCTGACGCCAAATCAGTATCATCGACTCGCATAAAACCAATGATCGATCTGTCGCCGACTCTTTCTAAACATAAAACATCAGAGAGCGATGATCTTACAAAAATGCAGATGAAGCTCGACCGTATGTATGTTTATTTCGCCGGCGCGAACAGCCCTGCAGCATTGTCATCGAAGCCCGTCCGATATCTACTGCGCGATGAAACAGACAAATACCCGAGATTCTCAGGAGAAGAGGCCGATCCTTTGAAGCTATCTCAAGAACGAACCCGGGTGTATTGGAATAGAAAGATCATTGATTGCTCCACACCGACGACTAAGGATGGATATATTCAGCGGCAATATGATCTATCAGATCAACGGCATTATTATGTACCATGTCCGCACTGCAATAGTTATCAAGTTCTAGATTTCAATCAAATAAAGGTTCCGGAAACAGAAAGAGATCCTGAGCGGATCGTGATCGAGCAGATAGCGTGGTACGAGTGCATATACTGCAAAAAAAGGATACTTGATCAACACAAACAGAATATGTTGCTTAAAGGAATCTGGCTGCCGGCAGCAATCAAGGTCAATGCAAAAGGTCAACTGCCTGAGCACCTTGATTTCCCCCAGACATCGCATGTCGGGTTTCATATCAGCGCGCTTTATTCTCCCTGGTTAACGTTCTCCGAAGTCATTGCGGAATTCTTCCGATCGAAGGACAGGCCTGAACTGCTCATGAATTTCATCAATAGCTGGTTGGCGCAGATCTGGCAGGAGAAAGTCGAAGAGACCAAGCCAGATCAGTTGAGACGTCTTTGTCGGGATTATGAAAAGGCCACGGTTCCGGATGGCGTAATCCTTTTAACCGGCGGCGTGGACGTACAGAAGAATTATTTTGTCTGTACGATCAGAGGATGGGGCGTATATCCTGACTCATGGCTTATACTCGAGGAAAAGGTGAATACCTGGGCCGAAGTCGAAAAACTTATGATCAATAACACGTACCCTTCATTGGTCCATGGTCTTCCGGCATTCGCGGTTCGGTTGACTTGTCTCGATACCGGATACAGGACAGACGAGGTTTACGACTTTTGCCGGCAGCACCGTGATTGCACGCGCGCAATTAAGGGCAAGGACCAGCTGGGCGGTGTTCCGTTTAAGACCTCAAACATTGATAAATTTCCTAACGGCAGGGTGATCCCCGGAGGATTGCTGCTTTACTTATTGGATACGGCATATTTCAAGGATAAGATCGCCCGTATGATAAATACAGGAGACGATACGCCGAAATGGAACTTGTTTAAGAATCCATCAGACGATTACATCAGGTGGTTCTGTAATGAGCACAAGGTCCTCAAACGCGACAAGAAAAGAGGGCAGACCTATGAAATGTGGCAGCCGGTATCAGGGCATGCCCAGACTCACTCGTGGGATGCCGAGGTTTATGCTGCAGCTGCTGCCGAAATGCTGTATGTTTATACCTTGAAGGCCGAGGATAGGCCAAAGCCAGTCATGGCCGTGCCCGAGGCCTCTGATTCTGATCGTCCGACTCCTTGGATCCAGCGTAAAAGCGGATGGATAAAGAATGGATAGATGGATCCAAAAGAAGAAACATTGGCTGGCCGACGTCCCGCGGACTCGTCCGGATCCAATACCGGCAGAGAAAGATCCGAAAAACCAGCCAGTCGATAGTGCAGACGTCTGCACTGAACCCCAGCGGTACGGTGTGATCTTCTACTCAGTCCGGTGCCCCCGGTGCCGGAGCGCTAACATAAAGACATACATGAGCAAGCCGCCAATCAGGTATCATAAATGCAAAAAATGCGGTTGGAATTTTAAGAGCATGGAAGCATCTAATGAACAATATGACCATAGTCAGCGTCATAAAGTCGTTACTACGCTGTAGTAACGACCATCTTTACAAAAAGCACAAACAGGTGTAATGTAAAAGCGTAAATATAGATTGGATGTTCCGCCGGCCAGCGGAACTAAAGTTTCTCGACGGCAGTTAGGTGCCTAACCACTTACTGCCGTCTTTTTTATTATGACGAATGCGCAAAATAACCATTCTTGAAAGACTACTCGTCGGAGCGATCCTGTTCATACTGACCGCGCAGACATCATTTGGCCAGTTGGCCAAGCAGCGGATCATATACTATTTCCAGGATCTTCTCGACGTCGCCTCATCAAGCTGGACCAACGGCACTGTTCCTCGTTATAACAACACGTCAGAGAAATTTGAACCCATCGGTCCCAACGTCGCCAACGGCTACCTCGGCCTTGACGAAAACGGCAACGCGCTCGGCATATTTATCCCCAGGTATGACACGGCTGAAGTCATCAATGCCACCGTTCTTGAAGAAGGCGAGATCGCGACTACGTCCGATACCAACGAAGTCAGGATAGGCGACGGGGAGACCGCAGGTGGTAATTTGATGGATTTTCCCAACGCTGCCAAGACGAATCAAGCGAATGTGTTCGGTGCATACAATCAGACGTTTGACACAGATACTTTGTTTGTTGATGCGGCGAATAATCGGGTCGGGATAGGCGATACGACGCCGGATTCTACGTTTGACGTGGATGGGACAACAAAAACATGGAATATCACGGTAGGCATGGATAGCGGGATGTACACAAGCGGTATATTCAAGTTATACTCCTATTCCAGCCAGGGGACGCATCATTACTACTGGAATTTGACGGGCAACTCTGCGGCATCGGCGAACGTTAATTGGTACGCTCCGGCGACGCAGCCGACAGGCGCAAGTTTTGTGACGATAAACGCGACGGGATATTTGGGGTATGATACGACGACATATCAGCCATATAATTCCACGCTCCACGCTATAGCAAACCTCACGCCCGAATCCGGTTATTTGCACTATAACGGCACAGCGTTCGTTTACGACACGCCAAGTGGCGCGGCGCATGACGCAGTTACGCTCGATGCGAACGCCGGGGCCATTTTATCCCTCAACGACCAGGAGCTCGGCCTGGACACGCAGACAGCCAATTACGTATGGGCCGGGCCCGTGTCCGGGGATGCTGCGGCGCCTGCGTTCCGCGCTCTTGTGGCAGGGGATATACCGGACATTTCCGCGACGTATCAGGCCGCGAACGCTAACCTTACCACCTATGCCGGTATCACTCCCTCAGCCAATGCACAGACCTTGCTCGCTGAAACATTCGCGCAGATGCAAGCCTCTTTAAGCGTGGACGACCTTATTACCTTATCCGGCGTAGCAGAAGGCTCGGCTCACCTTGCCACGTTCACCGGGTCCACTATCAATGATAACGTAACCGTCAAGGCGGCGCTACAGGCGCTGGAAACGGCAGTTGAGGGGAAGCAAGCGACGGTTACAGAAGGAAGCCTTTCAGACAGCGTGATAGTCAGCGCAGACATCAAAGACGGTGAGATCACCGAGGACGACGTAGCCGCAGCCGCGAAAACCAAGTGGAATAGACAACCCCCCAGAACGCTCGTTCTGTACAATATCACTACTTCCGATGATCTCGTGCCAATGGGCAGGTTCCCGTATAACATAACTCTGTCAAGAATTTCCGTTGCGGCGCAGGGTGGAACAAACGTAACGCTTGGGTTGTATGAGTGTAATTCGACGTATGGTTCGTGTACGGCGGTAGATAGCGATATACTCTGCGCAGCTGGAGCGGTTGCGTTCGACGACGGAAGTCTTACAAATGCGGCTATTGCGGCGAACAACACCATTGTTGTTAACACGACTACCGTTAATGGAGCGGTAACATGGACCGAGGTAACCTATGACTGGACCTATGACTAAAACCCTTACCCTACACCTTGCCTTACTCCTGTGCCTGTTAGGTAATGCTTACGCCCAGACCAAAGCGGATATCCTTTCATCTACTGCTATCACTCTGGGCGAGAGTAACGACACCGTACGGTTTGTGCCGAACAAGTTAGTGAGCGTGGACACCACAGGGGCAGAGGTTAAGACATACATTGAGCCTGCTATTCAACTGTCGAAATGGAATAATGAGGAAACTCTAATCCTGGAGATACCGTCGGACGTGGGCTATACCGACAAGACGGTGGACAATACGACGGGCGAAGTGAAGATGTCGAATAAGAGTGAGGGGTTTTACTTTAAGAAGTATGACGCTGAAACTTTAAAGTTTGGGATTATCCTCTACTCAATACCGAAATCTAATAAGTGGGTGTTTAATATTATAGGGGCAGAAAACCTTGAGTTTGTTCGCCCAGCTTCGATATTCAAAGATGGCGTTGCTCAACATATCGAAGAACAGTTGGGGGGATATAAAATAAATAGTAAGGTAACGGGTGAAAAGTTTGGGTTTTTTAAGCAACCAATATTCAGAGATGCAAAAGGCAATACTTGTAAAGCAAGACTATTGATAGAAAAAGACCAATATATTATTACTGTTCCGCAAGAGTTTTTGGATAAAGCGGTTTATCCCGTAATCGCTAATGATAGTTTTGATAGCTTCTATGATGGTTATATACGAGCTCTCACAGTGAGTGTTGCACAAAACGATTTGATTGTTGTGGGATATTCTTACAACGATATTAATAATACCGCCACCATCTCCGATGAGAATGCTAATTCATATTCACAAGTCGGAACAGGAGTAAACAATTTTGGTACAGGCGAAACGGGGTGCGGTATTCAAGTTTGGTATGCTATTGCAAACACCACAAATTCTGCTTGCACAATAACCTGTTCTTTTAAATCTGACCCAGGATTATCTTGTCATATATATTCAGGCATGGATACTTCCGATCCTTATGATAATCATTTGACTTATGTGGAAAGCACGGGGACAGCAACTCACGCCACAGGTAATTTAGCAGTATCTACTTCTGCGGGAAAACTGTTTTCTTATTGGGCGAATGAATTGGGGGCGACGGCTTTGTCGGCAACTACGGGACAGGGGTGGACCGAGAGAACAGAAGAAGCGGGACATACACATCAAACGCAAGATAAAGCATTTACTGCTTCGGGGAATTATACGGCGACGATGACAAGCAACCCGTCGGCTAAATACATCTGTATTTTTGTTGCTTTTAATGCCGCATCCGACGGCGGCGCAACTCCCCGTCGCAGAATAATACTTATATCTAAAAATGACATACACAAAACTGATACTGATAGCACTCGTCGGCTTGGCGATTGCTTGGCAAGCAGGAAAAAAGTCTCTGCCTGACGAAGCTATAAGGCAAGAGATTAAACAGCTTGTCCATGAGGATATATGGGGGGCATACGACAGGCATAAGATACCGCAATTGAGCCGGATGATTGACTGGAAGAAAGTTAGACAACTACGGAGCGGAATTTGAAACGGATAATCTATAGTATAGCAATCGTAGTCTTGAGCGCGTTCTCCGCGTTTGCCTTGAACTTCAATTTCAGCGCCGAAGGGCCTACGGTTCACGGGCCCGATCCACAGTTCACCTCAGAATATTCTGCCGTCGCGCGGATCGCCAACAATAGCTCCGTTACCAATACTACATATCGGGACCTGACACAGTACTCGATGAACGACGCGGATTACTTCACCGAAGGGCAGGTTAAAGGGTATCAAGCGCTTGATGCGACACGCGACCTGGGCGGGTTCATTTATACCTCACTCGACCCAGATATCGCCACGGTGGATGCGAATGGCAATGTAACCTATGTATCAGCCGGAACTGCGCGCATCATGGTGCAACCGGTGAACTACGAGCGGTATTACAAGCAGATAGTTTCTGTGCCAGTATCGTACAACGAAGGGTCCGTTTACGATTTGTTCATCGACTTCGGTGAAGGTTCTTTTGGACGGTATTGCGCTGACGGTTTCGAGAACAGGACGTCGAATACGACAGCGGACAATTACCTTTCGCGCCGCGCGATCTTCTCGACGCGCAACCACGCGACAAGCACGTATGTCAGGAACGCGGATTGCTGGGCGCAGGACCTGGACATCACTTGCGTTCCGGTGTACTCAACGCCCACGGGCAGGCGCAACGGATGCCTTATTTCGCCGCAGCACCTTATATTCGCTACACATTACCAGTACGCGGTAAATGATACGATCCGTTTTGTCGCGCCTGACAATACGATCGTCACCCGCATATTAACCGCCAAGCAAAGTTTGCCGCAGTCAGGATATTACCCAGACATAACCGTTGGCGTTCTTAATAGTACTGTTCCAGAAACAATCAGCTATGCCAAAGTCATTAACGGTACGTCCTGGGATGATACGTATGCCCCAGGTACGCACATGGGCGAAGATTACCTCAAATGGGGATTGCTTCCGATGCTCTGGGTAAGCCAGGACGACTATGCGCTTGTCCAGGTGCCGTATAAATTTGACCTGGGCGAACCGGAGACGGGGTATATTTTATGGATGATAAACAAGATATACACGGCCCGGCCGTATTACTATCGTTCAGAAGTACGCAAGTATTTGGAGAACGATATTCGCGGCGGGGATAGTGGATCAGCAAGGTTTTTGATATTCGGCGATGATTTGGTTCTGTTAAGCCTGACGACCGGCGGCAACGGAGCGGGATCGCATGTGTCAGGATTTATAGCTGAGATAAACGCGCTGATGACGTCGCTTGGCGGTGAGTATCAGTTGTCTGAAGTGGATTTGTCGGGGTTTAATAATTACGCGGAGGAATGATGAAGAAAATAATAGCGATCTGCCTTTGTTTTTTGCTGGCGTTCCCATTCTGCGTCACCGCTTTGACACGGCATATCCAGGACAATTACCAGTTTACTTATGCTATCTTGGACACGTCAGGGGATCACGTTACGGGCCAATCCCCGACGGTAGCTATCAAGAAAACGTCGAACGGATACTGGCTGGATTTCAGCGATTCGACGTTCAAGGCTTCGGGATGGACTAACAAAACTACCACGTTGACCGAGGACGCGACCAACGGCATATATTACTACACATTCAATCCTCCGGCGAGCGAGACGGCGGCAGAACAATACATTTTTGTTGTGGACAACAGCGACGCGACCTACGGCGATCACCAAACCCTGAGCGTTGAATACCAAAACATCGGCACCGGAACAAGCACGCTGACCGCGTCCGATAATATCGGGGTTAACTGGGCAGACGTTACCAACCCAACAGCGACGGTAGGGTTGACCGGGACGACCGTATCCACGTCGCAGACCGTTGCGTCTGTCAGCGGCGCGGTGGGCAGCGTAACGGGCGGGGTGACGGTAACAACGAATAACGACAAAACGGGGTACGCTTTAAGCGTCGCAGCCATCCAAGCGGTATGGGATGCGTTGACGTCAGCCTTGACGACAGTCGGGTCTGTAGGGAAACGTATCGCCGATTATCTCGATACGCCAGTGTCGGGCGTCGCGAATAGCACGTGGGCTGCTACTCCACGGACGTTAACAGCGCTGAACGATACCCAGACAACAGTGGATTTGTCTAATACCACGGTGAACGCAGAAGCGGTTGTCGGCGAGGAGACGGCTGCAAGCATCGCTGAAAGCGTGCTTAACGGTACAATCACAGGCCGGGAGGCAGGGACGCTGGGCGGGACGATATCGGATATTAACGACGCAACCGACGGCGATAAAGAGAGCGGAAATTACACAGGCATCGAGAAAACTATCCGTCAACAGAGGTAAAACGTATGGACTATATAAATATCAACGAGTCGTTTGTCACGGCGGTCCCGGTCCCCGAATCTCTTAATACCGACACAGTGACGTATGTAGTTTATAAAAGCGACGGGACAGTATTCGCGTCCGGAAATGCTACATATATAGCCGGCATAAACTGGAAGATCGCGTTCACGCCTACGGCTGCTGATGTATACATCGTGGAAGTCAGTCTTGAGCGAATCGATGTTAAGTATTCTCAGAGTTTCAAGGCTGTATCGACGTCGACATTATCTGCACCCTTGGCCGTTGATGAAACGGTTACTAACACGCTGCTACTATCAAAAGTCAATACCGCTATTAATAACCGGTTGAACGGCGGCGCTGTGCAGGCATATTCGATCGGCGGCAGGAACATCCAATACGCAACGCTGAACGAATTGTTTGAGCTGCGAAAGAATTTAGAAGCAGCGATCGCCATCGAAAACGGCGGTGCGCGTAATTATGTTACTTTTACGGATCCTGACTAACGAGGGAGACCGATGAGAGAAGTAAAACAGGTTCAGAAAAAACAGTTCCCGGAAAAGCTCGACAGCGTGATCGGTATTTTGTTTCCTGCATGGGAATTCAAGCGCCGGATGGCCCGGGCGGCCAACGATTACGCCCGCAAAATGTTCGCGAGTTCAGGCGGGTATAAAGGAGCGAGCAAAGACCGGTTACGCAGCTCATGGCTGCCCGGAGGCGGGTCAGCAGACGAGGATCTTCTCCCGGATCTGCCGGATTTGAGGGAACGCAGCCGCGACCTGGAACGTAATGACGACATAGCAGCCGGCGTCGTGGCAACGATGGCGTCAAATATCGTGGGGACAGGTATAGTGCCCCAGAGCAATATCGATTGGGAACGGTTAGGGATATCCGAGGATGAAGCTGAGAAATTGGAGAACGAACAGGAACTGATCTGGGATAAGTGGGAACCGTTCGCGGATGCGGCTGAGCGGATGAGTTTTTGGGAGATCCAGAACCTTGTTGAGCGGCAAATGCTGATCAATGGCGAGGTTATCGCGGTGAGGGAAATGATCGACGAACCCCACCGGCCGTACAACCTTGCATTAAACCTGGTTGAGTCCGACCGGCTCGAAACTCCTTCGGATTTCAGGTCAAATAAAAATATCCGTGACGGGATCGAGCTCGGATCCCGGGGGCAACCGGTCGCGTACTGGATCAAAAAAACGCATCCCGGGGATATCACGTATTCGGTAACCAGCCGGTCGAGCTCAAAAGAGAATTATATCAGGTATCCTGTACGTGATCAGTACGGGAATCTGAACGTTTTCCATTTGTATTGGGTGAAACGGCCCGGGCAGAGCAGGGGGATCCCGTTTTTTGCTCCGGTATTGAACAGGTTTAAGAACCTTGCCGGATATATGGAAGCGGAAGAGGTCGCGCAGCGGGTAGCGGCATGTTTTGCTTTATTTATCAAAAAGGCTGATCCGTACAACGCAGCGATAAACCGATCGGATTCGACCAGCGGGACAAAAAGGCTGGAGGAAATCGAGCCAGGGATGCTCGAATACTTGGGGCCAGGAGAAGATATAGCATCCGTCAATCCTGCGCGCAACGGAGCCCAGATAGATGCATATATAGAAAAAGTGCTGAGGTTCATTGGCGCTGGGTTGAACCTTCCGTACGAGTTGGTATTGAAAGATTTCTCAAAATCGAATTTTTCCGCATCGCGCGCGGCGATCCTCGAAGCACGCAGGATGTTCCGGCAGGAACAAATATGGATGAGCAAAAAGTTGTGCCAGCCGGTATGGATGATGTTGATGGACGAGGCGTACCTGCGGGGAGAATTCGACGCGGCGGATTACTGGGTTAAACGGCATGAATGGACCCGGGCCAGATGGATCGGGTCAGGATGGGCATATATCGAGCCGGAAAAGGAGATCGATGCGTCCGTGACCGCAGTTGATAACCATCTTTCGACGCTGGCGGATGAAGCGGCAGGAAGAGGTAAGGATTACGAAGAAATACTCAAGCAGGCATCCCGCGAAAAACGGCAGATGGATAAGCTCGGGCTCAAGAAACCGGATACCAAGCCCGCCAAGGATCCTCAGGATGCGCTGAATGATGCAGATGAGGCGGGTAAAGACCCCGATCAAACGGATGATCCTAACAAGCAGGAGGGTGGCAATGAAGAAGATTAACGAAGCGGCATTTCTCAAGCCATGGGCCATGAAAGAAGATGTGGTGATGACCATGCGCGATATCGTGATCAGGCATCTTAAAGGCGAGAATCTCGATGCCCTGGAACTTGCCGCCAGGACTGACGGCAAGAAAGACGCTCCGGCGTATGAGGTTATTGACGGTACCGCGCGGATACCTATTTATGGCGTGATTTCAAAACGGATCTCGCTGATCCAGCGGATCTCAAGCCCGGGTACGTCCGTGCTTGAAATACGCAGCATGCTGCGTATTTCAAGCACGGACGTACCCGGGCTTGAGATCCGCTG